ACCCTGCAAAATTGACCCATATGAAACGCACGGCACGATCAAATATAGGGGGTGGGGGGGAGTTAACCGAAAGTTGGTTGACAACTGGACGGAGTAACCCTTGCCGTATTAGCAAAAGTCTTTTGCTAATATAGGGGGTAATGCTATCCCATAAAATCTGATACTATCTTATAGTCACAGTTAGATAGGAGAATGACAATGTCGCATACATATTTAGATACCATTGGTGGTATTGCTCTGTATGAGCATGACACACATGGAGATGAAGTACCGATGATGATGCTGATCGATGGGATCTTCGTGTCATCTGGTTTGTACTTAGAGTCGGACATCGATCCTCGCGAGGTGCGAGAGGCAGCCGACCAATACAAAAGGGAGACTACAACATGAGTAAGTATTATGCAGAGCAGGGGTATCATACCCCTGCATTCAACTACGTTGATCAAGGATTGATTCGATACCCAATCAGCGAAAGCCTGTCGCAACTCGCAACTCGCATCGCACGGTGTCACACAATGCCGAGCTTTGATAAGCGACAGCTTCACGACAGCATCTACGTCTTCAAAGGTACGAAGTCCAAGAGATGCATCGGCTGCTACCACATCAACGATGGCAAGCTGGTACTACAAAGACGCATGAGTTCTGCTTGCGGATAAACAAATAAGAAAGGGCAGCACCGCTGCCCTTTCTTATTTGTTTACAGCGCGGCGGCGAGGCCGGTGCGCAGGTCGCAGATCGCAGGTTGAATTTAATTGTTGACATCATCCCATGTCATCTGATAAAGTTTTACAAGATCTTGGATGAGCCAAGATCAATCAACCAGTCAAGGGAAAGGAAACCAACCATGACTGATTTTACTCTGACCGTCGGGTCATTAATCGTCACCGTGTCGCAAGGCAAGGTGCAATCCAACTGGCAGGATGAGCCAGCAATCCGCACGTTGAAGACCGTGCATCGCAATAAGCGTTCGCCGAACGTTAGCTATCTGGCTATGTCGAGAAAGCGTTGCGAGATTCTTCTTAGAGAGAAGGCTCATACGCCAAAGCAATTGGCTAGAAAACTGGGCATTAGCGTGCACACTGCGTACCATAATGTCTATGAGCTTCGCAAAGCTGGGCGTAAAATCGAGCTGAAGGGTGGAAAATATCACTACGGTTAAGGTCGAGAGTAAAACTAAGGGGGTTCACGCCCCCTCTTTTTTTGGAGGTCGTCCAATGGACAAAGCAGTTAGATGGCACAGAGAGTTCAACAAAAGCTGGGAAGCCTCGCTAGGCTTTCGCATTCCAGTACACGCAACGCCATGCATTGAGTGCGAGGGCACAGGGCTGGTTGATATTGCAATCGCGCCGTGGCGTGAGCAAATCGCAGATTGCCCGCACTGTGACGGCGATGGTTATTTTGAATAGGCGCGGCGGCGGCGCGAGGTGCGCAGGTCGCAGGTGCGCAGGTTGACATACATCGGATAAAATGGGATAATCTTTTATAACTTATTGAAGGGGTTCAATTATGGAAATAGTAAAGGTAGCTAAGAGAAGCGGCAAGCTTGAGAATTTTAGGTCAATAGATACAAACACGTTGACTAATGAATTTTGCATGAAAATGCATAACAGCCCAAAGCAAGATATAATCTGCACTAAGTGTTATAGCTTCGCGCTTCTAGAAGGTTTACGCAAGAATTGCGTTGCATCGCGCCAGCATAACAGCGACGTATTAAGTAAGGGAATCATTCCCCCGCATATGCTGGAAACATATCTAGACGCTTTTATGAGGTTTTCGGCTGATGGTGAATTGATAAACATTACACACCTAGAAAACTTGCATAATATAACAATGCACAATCCTCATTGTTCTTTTGCTTTATGGACAAAGCGCAAGAGCTTAATTAATCAATTTTATGACAAGCGCGACAAGCCAAAGAATTTAATTCTTATCTATAGCAACGCTCGAATTGATACCGTTATGAAGTCGCCACCCAAACATTTTGACAGAACGTTCAACAATGTCACAAAAGAAAATTTTGTGGAGCAACAAAACTGCACTGGTCAAAAATGCAAGAACTGTTTGCTGTGTTACACACCCAATAATGGAGTCTCGACAATTGTTGAAGCCGTCAAGAAATACTAAACCCCTGAGAGGAAAGCCAAGCATCATTGATGCTTGGCTTTTTATTTCTGATCGCGCAGCCGCGAACCACAGGTCGCAGATCGCAGATCAATGCACCCCGAACCAAAGTTCTTTCGACAAATCGCGGAGCGCAGCGGGCGCAGATCGCAGGTCGCCAGACCAACGGATCGCAGGTCGCAGGTCGCAGATCCTTGAACCAAGTAAATCAATCGCAGATGCACCGTCAAACAAATATACACCGCCGGTCGCCGGATCATGGACTAGGAAAAAACTCACACCATTACATCTAGAATGCGAGGAATGCCACGCTATCTGGGATTTTGACGGATTAACCTTGCCATTTTTTACTATTTTTAATTCCACCCATACCGGCACACCATCCATGCACAAATATACGTCAGGCATGCCTTCACCGGATCGGTTTTCAATTCTCTCGAAGTGCGTCTTTTTCGGCAGGTTCTGCTTCAATGATGTCCACAGTGATCGTTCTGTCTTTGGCATCTTCAACCCTTTTCATCTCCGGTTCGGGGAAAGCGTTTGGGTATTGCTTTCGTATAGCAGCGAGTCTGGCAACGATGTCTTCTCTCGACATACTGTCAAGCTGATGCACATGGTTTTGCTCTCGCCTATCGATGGTCAAACCGCCCAAACTGGAGCGTATCTTCTCAGCGTTGATAGCGGCAGAAAACTGCCCAGCATCTTCAGCAGCGTGAGACAATTCATCGAAGCGTTTAAGTTGGTTGACCAATGTCACCCCATACTTTCGCTCTCGTTCCTCGCGAAGTTCTTTGATAAGTTCTGGCACTTCTGGGAAAGATTTACCGTCAAGAAGTTTAGCTGCATGGTTTCTGGCACTGTCGGAAGCATAGCCAGCTTTTCTCGCACACTCAGCATTACTGTATCTGCCATCAATATAATGCTTGGCAAACTCTCTTTGTCGGTTGGTAAGCCCTGCCGGTCTACCACCCTTTCCTATAGTGTTTTCTACGGGTTCAGTCTTTTTCAATGTCAAAAACCTTCTCATGTAGGGCAATACTGCTTAAAAACTGTGACAGTGGTACAGAAGTGGTACAGCTATAACTGTTGCTCAGTAAGCGTTGTATCACTTGTACCGTTTGTATCACCTTTTTCAAAAAAAATAAAAATAAATTCTTCAACCCAAAAAAAACCTTATATAGATGCATTTTATGCTTTGACTGCATGGGATAATCTGATAGGGTTATCCTAGATAACAGGCATATTATAAGTGACCGTGGTTCGTGGTGCAAGGAGCAAAGACATGAAAGCAGGAATTTACAAGGTTGGATTAAGCAAGCCGATATTAGGTTCTAGGGTTTTGCATATCACGATTAACAATCGGGCATGGCAGAAGGAAGCGTTAGCCAAGCCTATCAAAGTAGGGAGTAAGAAATAATGGGATCGACACTAAACACACCAAGAATGCAAGGATTTTCGGGTAGAGAATTACCGTTTGAATGTATCGTGGGCGATGAGCCGGAAGTTTGCGAAAACATGTTCACCGGCCAGAAGGTGGGTTTGCCTGCCGATGCTGTCGCAGTTTATGACGTTATCATGGGTGCTAACTTATGCGCTGAAAAGACCAGTGATCCAAAGATGCGGGATAAGCTATACGAGGAAGTCCGCAAGGGTTGTCGTTGGTTTATGAAGCATGAGCCGCATGCCTATATGGTTTTGTTGGATTAGGAGGTGGAGTAATGGAACAGGTTGATTACAGGTTCGAGGATCACGGTTCGATTTGGTTGTGCCAGCCGTTGACTGGTTGTGCCAAAGATAATTTGGATGAGGGTTGTGATGCGGTTTTAGGTACGTTTCACATTCGTATGGGCAATGCCTTGGTCGTTGATCCAAGGTTCGTGAATGACGTTGCCAAGCAGCTAACAGATGAAGGGTGGGTAGTAGAATGAAAAGCTATCTTGTGGAAATAAATGCGGTGGTCTGGAAACAGATCGAGGTTCGCGCTGAGTCAGTCGAGGCGGCAGATACGATGGCGCACGAGCTTTTTAATCTGGCTGCGGACGGTTGTCCAGAGCGGTATGACCAACAGACTAGCCAGATTTGGTTAGATGGTAAGGAGATGATGTGATGAAAAACGATTCTATAGACGCGCTATTCAACGTGAAAGGTGTGAAAAAGCACCCCAATGGAGCCAAGGAGGCAGTTCTGAAATCTTATGCGGATAGCCTAGATCATTGGGCTAAGTGTTTTAGGGATGGAACATTGGACGACTTGTTCGCCAATGAGATTGCCTATCTGCTTGAGGACAAGGCGCACGATCTCAGGGTCGTTGACCGCCATGCGTTGTCCAACAAGTTAATCACAAATGCTTTGAAGCGAGGGGATATATAATGGCACATATTGATTATACCGAAGATGGAAAGCCGTTCATCAGGGATGACTGGCATCTAGAAGATGTGGCGCAAGTCTGTGATCAGATGGATGTCACGCTGACTGAAGATCAGATGGAAGATGTCCTGCACGATATTGTTAATGGCTTTGATGCCAACCACGGCATCAGTTGGGATACGTTTGAATATGTTATTCATCAGCATAACCCTGTCGATAAGGAGGTTAAGTAATGGCATTTTTATATAAAGGTACAGACGATTGGTCTGGGGTTAAGTGGTGCGTTCGGACGGTATACTGGCACGACAGCTATGGTCTTAATGATATGCTGGTGTATGGAGGCGATTACAGCCCAGAAGAAGCCCCAGAAAACCCATTGGTAGAGTTCTATGACATGGATTCGCTGGTCGCTAACACAGTGACAGGCGAAGAGGGTCACGATGATCGGATCAAGGAGCGAGGTCAGTTTGTTAGCCGGTACTATTTGGATACGTTGAACGGCACTGATCGGGCAACATATGCATCTGCGCCACAGTTCGAGGACAACTGGGCTAATGGTTTAAATCTGCATGGTGGCGAGGAACGATGGTCGATATCCGGTGAGTTTTACACCAAGGCTATGAAAGCAGTAAACGCTGATTTTAAAGAGTGGAAAGAAAACTGGATGCTGGAGCATGAGGAGATCGAAGATGCCAAAGTTTAAGGTTTACGTCATCGTGTATCATCTCATCGATGATGTCGAAGCTAACAGCGCGGAGGAGGCGAAAGAATTAGCCTCAACAGATTACATTTGGGACGATCACATTAAGGATGTGATCATTGATGTCGAGGAGGTTGACGATGCATATAGCGATTGAATTAAGCCGTGTCTGTAGAACAACAGGGCGCGATGATGGAAAGATTATGCTGACTGGTGATACGTTTACAGTGGAACACTCACACCGTAAATGGGGAACACTCGAACGTGACATATGTGTCGTGGATAATGGGAATAGTAACAACGGTGGTTACTGGGTGTCTGAGTCGTTTGAAGATATATGCGAATGCATAAGTCGCGGGGTCACATGATTAAGTGTGGTCATCGATCGAGTGTAGTATTGGACAGCAGGATGAAGCATAGCCCGAAACTAGGCTGGCATAAACACAGACGCAGGCAGTGTGATGATTGCGGGGCTAGGTTTTCCACAAAAGAGGTTCGGTCTATTTTATATGAGCAGTTAAAGAAAAGTTCCGACTGCTCACTACTAAAAGACAGACATAAGGGAGATACTGGACGATGCTCATAAAGATCGGGGATCGTGTTTCAACGAAGTACGGCGAGGCATCCATAGTCACGATAGATGAAGTCCAGTTGGGGGAGAAGTATGGGCATGAGGTTTTTGAAGCAAACCTTGGTTCGGCGTCCTCCATCCTGCGGACTAGGTATGTAGTGGATCTGGATGATGGTCACTGGGTTTATGGTACAGACATAAGGGAGATACCTGATGGGTGAAATTAAAAAGGCTGGGGATATCAAAGGGCATGAAAATATTGTGGATTGGTTTACTAAGCGCAGAGATGCGGTTGAAAACCTGCCAGAAGAATATGTGGTTGCGCGTGATGATTATTACGCCAACTACAAAACCCACAAGAAAGAGGGATCGAAGATAAACAAAAACGTTAATCAAGAATATATCCCACGGCTTGGTGGGTTGGTCGAGGCATCAAAGGTTGGGCGTGATGAGCCTAATGTATTTTACAGGATGCTTGTGAAAGACACAGACCAGTATAGGAATGCGTTGTGCGGTAATACGCATGATATCGGTTGCGAAATGCTTTTTGTTCGCAGTAACAAAAAGCAATTGTGCAAGCGGGTGTTACAAGTAACCATGAAAGTACAGAGTGAATACTATGATCTTGTTCATAGTATTAAAAAGAACGATCCAGAGGCTGACGCTAATACTAGGCTTTTTGTGATGGCGAATAAGTCTGCTATGCCGC